TGGATCCTGGGATTCACGTTCGAGTCGTGGTGGGGCAGCTGAGTGAACATCGTCATTAAAGAGAGTTGAGGGTTCAAATCCTTCATATCGGTTCATAAACTGATATTAGTGTAACGGTAACACACTGCAACGATCAACACAATTGACGGCAGGGAAAGACCTGCAATACGGGGTATAGCACAGTTGGTAGCGCGCATGCTTTGGGAGCATGAGGTCGTCGGTTCGAGCCCGGCTACCCCGACTGATTGAACAAAAAGAGACGACGGCCGTAGGGGCCGCACCGCCTTTTTCGACAAGATTGACTACAGGGAAAGACCTGCAAAAACGCCCTAGTAGGAGAATTGGTATATCCACCTGGCTTAGGACCAGGCGTCTATGACACTGAGAGTTCGAGTCTCTCCTAGGGCACAAATTTAGAGGAAGAAAAAAATAAACGTTGCGTTATACAAGCGGTCAAAGTGGTCAGACCTTCAATCTGATTCGTAATGATTCGCGGGTTCGAATCCCGCACGCAATACGTCCAAATGGTGGAATTGGTAGACACGCTAGCTTGAGGGGCTAGTGCCATAACAGGTTTGGGGGTTCGAGTCCCCCTTTGGACACCAAATGCCGACGATCCAGGGAGAGGACGGGTCTGTAAAACCCCAGCCTGAAGTTTCGAGTACTTCCGGCGGCACAAAAGGTTAGTAATTCGGACGCCTAACCAGCAGAAGGATGAAGTTTCCTTGGCGAAATTGATCGAAACAGTCTTGGTGGTTCTTGTACATGTCGTAATAAAGTGACCAAAAACTATAACGGAGTCTTGGCAGAGTTGGTCAACGCGCTGGACTGAAAATCCAGAGATCCAGGTTCGATCCCAGGAGGCTCCACAAAAAATTTTCAAAAATATTTTTTTATTTGAAAACTTTTGATTACATTAGCCTTAGAATAAAAAACAGTTCTTTGATAAAGATACTTGGCTTAATCAGGCGCCCGTAGGGCGTATGGTCGTCGATTACCGAACCTCGGTTTGCGATCAATGATAATGAGAGTTGCAATTCAAGAATGTAGCGAAAAGTTACTGCAGATTGCAATAGAAATTAACCTGGTAGGAAATCCTCGGATTCCTATTAATCTCAAGAGTAAGAGGACGTGAGAGATTATTAAGTCATTTCAAGATTGGGGAGCCCATAGTCCATATTTGCTGTTAAAGCAATAGGTAGAGTAGTCTTCGACCGGTGGTAACTTGCAAGACCTGACCTTAAGAAACCGGCATGGGCGGGACGGCCCAACCCAATCTCACGGGGCGATACCGAAGTGGCCAAACGGGCCCTGCCGTAAACAGGGTGGCTCTTTTGAGTCTTCGGTGGTTCGAATCCACTCTCATCCCACAAAAGATGTTCTTTGAAAATACTTGATTCAGTTAGGAGTGGCCAAAATTAATAATTAGATGTATTTAATGAATTAATGATGAAGGTCGGCGAAGGTAACCATACCAGAGTCCGGCCAAAAAAGCGGTTCGATTCCGCGGCGGCTTATACCCGTAAAGGAGATATATTAGATTAGAATTAATATGAAAAATGTGCCCTATTAGGCCTATGCTTAAATGAAACTCCTATAGGTTTCTAGATGCCTATTGCTTATTTTAAAGGGGTGCAAAGCAACTGATGTCATTTAGTTGGTGCTCGGATTCGCGATCTTAGCACCAACGAACGGGAAGGTACCGAAGCGGTCAACCGGGACAGACTGTAAATCTGTTGGCTTAGGCCTTCGTAGGTTCGAATCCTGCCCTTCCCACCTCACTTTTTGTACCTTGAACATAGATATATAAAATAAAAATCTATGCCAAGAAAACAAAAAGTTTATAACGTTCTTTATAAAACTACTTGTTTGATTACAAATCGATATTATATCGGTATGCATTCAACAAATAATTTAAATGATGGTTATTTAGGAAGTGGTTCTCACTTACGATATTCAGTTAATAAATATGGAGCTGAAAATCATAAATTTGAAATTCTCGAACAACTTCCAAATAGAAGTTCTTTAAAAAATAGAGAAAAAGAAATTGTTAATGAAGAAATGCTTAAAGACCCTTTGTGCATGAATTTAAAACCTGGTGGAGAAGGAGGTCTTAGCAATCCAATTCATCGAAAAAAATTTCTTGAAGCAGGTACTTTGGCTGCTTCAAAGAGTGAAATAAGAAAAAATCGTCTTAAATGGCTATTAGAAAATGATGAAAAGTGGGTAGAAAAATTTAGTAAAAATATTTCAGATTCTTTAAAACAAAAATATAAAACTGGGTGGGAAACGTTTAAAGGAAAAAAACATTCTGAAGATACAAAATTTAAAATGAGTTTATCACAACAAGGAAAACAACTTGGATTTAAAAATTCTCAATTTGGAACTTGTTGGATAACAAATGAAAAAGAGAATAAAAAGATAAAAAAATATAATCCTATTCCAGAAGGTTGGAAATTAGGAAGGGCTCTTTGATTTTTCATGTGTGTGTTAATTGAACTGATAAGGTAGTAAGTAAAAGCAGATCGCTAAGTGGACAACCAAAACAGTTCGTAAGGTAGTTGGACCTTATGTGGTAGACCTGAAATTATGAAAGTGAGGATAGGTTCCGCGGTGTTCTCGTCCTGAGAATTCTGAAATAAACGCCCGGATGGTGGAATTGGTAGTCACGCTGGATTTAAGCTCCAGTGGCCTTTGTGCCGTGAGAGTTCGAGTCTCTCTCCGGGTACTAACATGGCAGAAAAAATTTCTTTCATGTTTGATATATAAAGTAAAAATGGTATCAAACGAAGAAATAATTTCTGCCTGTCAGAGTTCTTTGAGTATGTCTGAAGCTTGTGCAAAGGTTAAATTGCATTTTAATACCTTTAAGAAAAGGGCTATTCAATTAGGCATTTATAAACCCAATATGAGTGGTAAAGGAATGTCTAAAGCTGGTAATGGAACTAAAATTCCTTTAGATGAAATCTTAAATGGACAACATCCATATTATCAAACAAATAAATTAAGAGTTCGTCTTTTAAAAGAGGGTGTTAAAGAACATAAATGCGAAAAATGTAATAATACTGAATGGTTAGGGTTTCCAATACCTTTAGAATTAAATCATAAAGACGGAAATAAAAATAATCATTTATGGAAAAATTTGGAAATGTTATGCCCCAATTGTCACGCACAAACTCCAACATTTAGAGGTAAGAACGTGAAAAGATAAACGGTCCCAGTGGTGAAATTAAACACGATACACCCGCTATCGCGGCCGAATATGGTGTATGTCCGCTGGATATGTAGGTAACCAATCCTGCCTGGGACCACAGAGAAATTATTATGAAATTTAAAATAGGAGACAGGGTTTTTAAACCTAAAGGGTATAAATTTCCAGGAATTGTTGTTGCAGTTTTTCAAACAACGGCTGGAGAAACGAGAATAGTTGCTGAAATGATTGATAATGGAATTTTACATATTTTCAACGAATCACAATTAGAACTTGATAATAATTAAAAACAAACAACATGAATTTCATTTACACCCTTGTATTTTTTGCTCTAATGTTTATTGGAGTGTTTTTTGGAAAAACATTTGCCGATCCTGCAACAGATACTTATCTGTTTTTTGTAGTTACGCAATGGATAATTGGTATTGTATCTGGAATATTTACTATTGTTGGCTTTTTTGTCAATATGTCAGGAAGACAATCATATTTGGAATTGAAAAACAGTTATGCAAGACAAGAATCAAATGTTAGATTAGCTGAAGAACAATATAATAATCTTCAAGAAAAATATCAGAAATATTTGGCAGAACAATATCCAGCTCTTGAAAAGGAAATATTCAGCAACATTGCTTCCAATCAACCAAAGGAACTGGTAGCTCTTTTACAAGCATACCCGGAATTAAAATCTTCAGTTGTTCTAAATAATATGATGGATAAGATAACCACTTTAGTTTCTAATATTTATGAGGCTAAAAGAAATCTTGCATATGAGGAAGAACAGATTGCTAATATGAGAATAAACCGTTGGTATTTTAAGGCGGTATTTAATATATGAAGGTAAAAAGAAAGACACTTAACAAACCATATGGTTTCATAGATTATCATTATTCCATTGAGGAAAAATATCCTCATGGGATATTGATTTTTATGGGTAGTTATGTGAATGTTGATTTTAGAGGTCAACATAAATTTTCTGAAATGGTTCATGAATTGTTTTCCATGTTTCCAAAAGGAACAGAAGTTCATGTACCTGTAGCTAATAAGATGCTCGTTAAATTTTTTGAAAAATTAGGATTTAACGAAGCTGTACGTATAGAACATTGGGGAAACCCATCAAATGCAACATGTATGATTGGATTTATTACTTAACGGCGGGTTAGCTCAGCAGGTAGAGCGTTGGAGTCATAACCCAAAGGCCGCCGGTTCGATCCTGGCACCCGCTACTAACACAAAAACAAATGGCACAAAAATTTTATTCGGAAACAGGAGAAAGAGATCACTTGAGCCCACGATTACAAAAAATCTCAAGAGAATCTACTGAGGGATGTAAATTAGTTTATATTCCTGAGTTGCGTATCCATGTTTTTACAAAAGCAAAAGAAACTGCAAAACAAACAAGAGAAAGGTATCTGAAAAATTCCATAAGTTATGGTAGTGGAGGAAAACATATTAAAGCAGATGAAGGAGACTTGGCCCGATAATTGGGAACAAGTTCTTAAATATTTTCAGGAAAAAGATACCAATCATCGTGAACATTTTCCTAATCTAACACCCAAACTTCAAAATAAAATGGGTTTAGATTATTGGGAAAAAGAATTAAATCGCCGTATTAAAGGTGTGCAAGAATTACATCGTTGGGAACGCGAAGTTCTTCAAAAAATTATTCCAAAAGATCAATTAGAAGATGGTGTTGTTTATCTTCCTCTAGAGGGAACTGGAGGTCTTTGTAGACATATAGAAGAAGCTAGATGGGATGCTAAAGAACAAGTATTTTGGTATACCAGAACCAAATTTGGATATACATTCGAGGATCGAATGGATCATTTCGCAGATGTTATCAATGCAGGAGTTGCTGGCTTTACACCTATAAAAAAGAAATAATGAGTTATCCCCATAATATTATAGTTAAAGAAGGAGATGTCAAAATTGAAAATGGGGATGTTTTACTTGCTTCTCCATCTGGACATATGGACCCTCTTACTTTACAATGGAATGCAAACACAGATGTAGGTTATATATCGGTTAAAGATACATTTTCTGATTTAACCGAAAAAATAAACAAACTTCAAGATCAGGTTCAAGCTTTAGAAACAGCCTTAACATATTTACAACTTAAACTCCAGGAACCTTCGAATAAATAGAAATAAAGAAGGATATGAAAAAATTCCTTTCTATATTTCTGTTTCTATTTTTATCTCTAAATATTTTTGGTCAAACTTGTACTATTTTATCTAAGGCTAATAATATTACGCCAGATAGATTATGTGCTCCTGTAACTGTAAGTTGGGAAATAACATATACAGGTGTCAATAATGCAGGGACTCCGGTCAGCATTTATTATGATTGGAATGATGGAAATACACAAACCATTCCTGCTCTTGAACTTTCTCCTGGTGTTTTTATTGCTACATTAAGTCATACATATACATCACGAAGATTAGTTTGTAATTATCATCCTCAAGCTACATTAGTCGTTAATGGAGTAAGATGTACATCATCAACGCAAGAACAAATTGTAACTGTTTGGGATAATGATGATAATAACGGGGGTATTATGCGAATTAATCCAGAAATATGGCCAATATGTTTTGGTAATGGAGATAATGCGCGATTTCAAGATTTAACTAGATTTAATTGTGTTCCCCCACAAGAACGAGATAACCCAAACGTAAATACTCGCTGGGTTCAATGGATTTATGGAACAGATATTACAATGACTGGAATTCCAGTTACTATTGATGGACGTTCAAGAACCTTTCCTTATGTTGGAAATGTAATAACTTTACTTGGTCCAGTAACAGGTTCTGGGGTTTGGTCTGATGTTATTAATGTGGCAAATGACAAATTAGTTGGTCAATACTTTGAAATAACATTACGAAATTGGAATTATTGTAATCCTTATGATGATCCTACAATTCCCGGAGGACCAAGAGATAGAGAAAATGGAGATCACCCACCAGTTGTAACTACTGCAAGAGTTTTAATAGTTGATTATCCGGATGCAACAATAACTCCTGTTTCTCCCGTTTGTGAAAATACTATTCCATTTACTTTGATAGCAGCAACATCTGGCGGCACTTGGTCAGGAGCCGGCATAAATGGAGATACATTTAGTCCTTCAGTTGCAGGACCTGGTTCTCATATAATAAGATATGATGTAACGAATGCAAGCGGATGTAGTGATACAGACACAGTAATTATAGTGGTTAAGCCTGTTCCTGATGCAATTATATCGGCCCCTTCCCTTGTTTGTGAAACAGATCCACCTTTTATTTTAAATGCTATTGATACAGGTGGAGTATGGTCTGGAGATGGAGTTGTAGGAAATATGTTTGATCCTACTGTGGCAGGACCTGGAAATCATTTATTAACATATAATATCGAGTGGGATGGATGTTATAATGTAGATCAAGAATTAATTACAGTTGCAACTCCTAATGCAACAATCAATCCAATTGATACTGTGTGTGTAAATGATCCAATCATTCCCTTAACAGCTCATGATTTAGGAGGAGTATGGTCTGGAAATGGAGTTATTGAAAATTTCTTTTATCCTTCAATAGCAGGTGTAGGAGATCATTTGATTACATACATATTAAATAATCCAAGTTGTACCGATCAAGACACTGCCATTATAACAGTGGTTCCGATACCTGATGTTTTAATAAATCGTGTTGGAACAGTATATATTAATACTCCTCCAGTAGTATTACATGCAACTCCTTTAGAAGGAACATTTAGTGGTACAGGAGTAACTGATTCTATTTTTGATCCAAATATTGCTGGAGTTGGAACACATGTTATAACATATCAAACTTTAATAGATAGATTTGGTTGTGATAATAAAGATACTATTCATATACAAGTATTATTACCTCCTTTACCCACAGCTTATTTTCTTCCTGATACTTCAGGTTGTACACCATTAACTGTAAAATTTAGAAATTTAAGTACAAATGGAGAAACATATATATGGGATTTTGGCGATAGAACTTATTCAGCAGAAGAAAATCCAACACATACATACTATGTTCCAGGAAATTACATAGTTAGATTAACTGTCACAAATATTGTCGGTTCACGAATACATCAAGCTGTTATTGTTGTATTTCAAAATCCTACAGCCATATTTCAAGCATATCCAACAAATGTAGTCAATAATGAACAAATAGTTGTATTCTCTAATCATTCATATTATGGAGATGCTTATTTATGGAATTTTGGGGACAGTACGACATCAACAGATCAAAATCCATATCATAAATATGAATCACCTGGTTCTTATATAGTTACTTTATGGGTTACTACAAACGAAGGGTGTGTTGATTCAACATTTTTAAATACTCCTATTATCGTAGATTGGAAAGCAGGTACTATTAAATTTCCAAATGTTTTTAGATGGAATCAGACAGGGCCAACTGGCGGTGTATGGAGAGAAGGAGTTTATCCAGAAATGGATTATGTTTTTCGACCTTTTTATGAAAACATTATTGAATATAAACTTCAAATATTTAATCGATGGGGAACTTTGATTTATGAAAGTCATGATCTTCATAAAGGATGGGATGGATATTTTGGAGATGGAAATCTCGCTCCGCAAGGAGTTTATGTTTGGTTAGTAACCGGAAGATTTGCCGATGGCGAATATTTTAAAAAAGTAGGAGATGTAACGTTTTTACATTAATGAAAAAACTAATAATCATATTATTTTTATTAACATTTAGTTGTGCTCCAACATCTAAATACAATAAAGACTATCAAGAGAGAAGAGGATTAATGCTATTACAACCTAATGAAATATCCAGAAACAAACCACTTAAATATTCTAAAGTAAAGGCAAAGAAACAGTTAGCTAAAAAAATTAAAAAGGAAGAAAGAAAAAGAAGAAAATAATTTTTTGTTTAGATTTTTTTTGATATATTTACTACAGTAATAATACTGATATGGAACTAATCAAATGGAGTAAAAAGAAAAGCTCATCAGGCCCCGGGTACATGTTAAGGGTTAGTCCTGAAGAAGCTCTGGCATTGATTCAAAGTTTATCAGGACAACTAGTTTCAAAAAACCCTAATGTAAATAGGTCCGAACATCTTACTGAAAAGGGAGAATATTTTTCTATCGCTGTTCATGAAAAAGTAAAAACTCCAGAAGAAAAAGAACTTGAAATTGATTATATTTATAAAAGAATAAAAAACAGGGCTAATGAAGGAAGAAATTGGCCTGGTGTATTACCATTACCTTAAGGCTCCTTGGCGGAATTGGCAAACGCGCTAGATTCAAAACCTAGTGTCTTCGGGCTTGAGAGTTCGACTCTCTCAGGAGCTACTAAATTACCAATATGGACTGGACTGAAGAAGAATTGGAAAAATTTATTCGTGAAAATCGTGATCGATTTGATCAATATCATTTGGTTGGTAGTCATGAATCAAAGTTCATGCTAAAACTAGCAAGACGTTTCAAAAAAATCATCAGTATTGTTCCTTATCTTGTTCGTGTAGCAATTGCCACAATTATTATATTTGCTGTTTCAATATGGACATGGAATGAATATATTCGAAAAGATCGTCATGAAGTTACATTAAAACAAAAGATCGAAAACATATTTAAATATGACAATAACTCCTGAAACTGAAGTCACTATAAAATGTGCTAAATGCGGTAATGAATTGGATGGTGATGCAAATCAACAAAGAAGAGAATATGTCATTACTGTTGAATTTTGTCATTCTTGTTCAAAAGCTATTCAAGATGAAATTGATGACCGTGATAGTCAAATATCCGATTTAGAAAAACAAATCGAAAAACTTGAAGATGAAAAAGAGGCCTTACAAATTGCTTTAACTTATAAAACTATTGAAAATGGCAAAAGATGTTCTACAAATAACGATAAAAAAGACCAAAATACCCAACAGTAAAATTGGTCGTTTTTTATGGAAAGTTCATTTTCGTGTTTGGCATATATGGAGGCCAAAAGTAATGGCGGTAATTTATCAATGTTTAGCAGAAATTGTTTTCAATATGTTACCAAAATCTAAACAAGAAGAATTACTGAGAGAGGCCGGGGATTTTGACGTTATTGTCAAATATGAAGAAAATATTGACAAGAATGACAATAATACTGCTGAAGATATGACAAAACAGGCATAAAAAAATTAATGGCATGAATATTGATGATTATTATAACAGAGACCGATCATACGAATATAAAGTAGTATTTTGGTGCCTTATAGTATTAGTAGTAGGATCGATAATTTTATCATTTTTAGGTTAAAACTTTTGAATTAACTAAATATATAATTTATAAAAAGAACGTTATGAAGTAGGTTGAAAAATTATTCGTAATTACCAGAAGAGATTTAACTCCTGGCCAACAAGCAGTTCAAGCAGCCCATGCTGCAATAGAATTTCAACATGAACATTCACAAATTGCAAAACATTGGAACACACATTCAAAATATTTAGTCTTTCTCTCCGTTCCAGACGAAAATTCTCTAATGTTTCTATTGGAGAAAATCAAAATCCAAGAATTAAAACATTCTATTTTTCGCGAACCTGATATGAACAATCAGATGACGGCTATTGCTGTGGAGCCAACAGAGAAAACTATGAAATTATGTTCAAAATTACCGTTAGCATTAAATGAGTATTAACTAAAATAAAAAACGCTATGAAACACTAGGTAAATCGCCCACCTTAAGATTATTTCTTTTATGGTCAATTTATGGCCAAATATGGCCAATTCAAAATTCAAATTAATAACTAAAATAAAAGAAATAATCATGGAAACTATTGAAAAAATTAAAGTAAACGTTTTAAAAAACGACATTAAGAAACTTGTTGAAGAACAAAAAATCTTAAAAAACCAAAGAAAAACTGAAAGACTAGTCGGAGAAAGAACAATGGACTTTCGTTTAGCTGCCTACAAACATCGTTCTAATAGAGAAAAATTAAGATTAATGTATGCAGCTTACGGATTAATGAGAGGAAAGAAATTTTCCCAAATTGAAAATCACTTTCCCGAAGAAAATCATCCACTTATTAAATATCTCGACAAGATCAGTAAAATTATTGAAACTTATAATTTAATCGAAGAGAAATAATGGGACGTTTTAGATCGGATGACGCAGATTGGAGAGCATTCAAACAAGAAGAATTGGAGAATGAACTCTACTGGGAAGAAGTCGAACTTCGTGAAGAAGCTAAAAGAAAGCGTGAAGAGCGTGAAAAAGAAAAGATAAGAGAATTAGTGCAGAAGAAGAAATCTAATTCTTAAATCCAGGTGGGTGAAAAGCCCACAATTCGGTCCATTGGCGAAGAGGTTAAAGCTCTGGTCTCTAAAACCAGCATCGAGGGTTCGAATCCCTCATGGACCACAAAACTTTTACATTATTTTACATATAAAAAATAAACAAAATGGAAACAAAAATGATTACATGTCTTATTCTGCAAGTAGCCTCTTTGGCAATCTACATTATTGCTTGTGGATTTCATTTTTCAACCTTTAAATTTGAAAACAAAAAGTTGTCTATTGCAGGAATGGTATTTCTTACATTAGCTCAATTGGTTGGAATATCGGCTATGTTTTTTATGAGACCAATGACAATTGCGATATGGATTTTTTATTTAATATTCTCTGGAATAATGTGGATGAATATGATTAATCGCTATAAATATCTAAAAAATTAAGATAAATATAAAAATACCACCATTCTATGCAGGTCACATTTAACTATCATGATCAAATCCAAGATTTAAATAAAAGAAGAGAAGGACTTCTTCAAATACACGAAGATTCTTGGAATCCAAAAACGAATAAATATGAAGTTGATGGTCATGAAATAGATGAATTAGCTGATCAAATTTATTCTCTACTTAAAAATCACAAAGATGATCTTTCTTTTGAATTCATTTTTGAACAGTTAACTAAATTAGGGCATGCCCCAAATCTTCTTTATGATGATAATGGGCATTTTGCTTTAGTTGGCGATGGTTATCAATCTGTTCCAGATGAAATTTCTGATGTTGAAATGCATTTTTTTGTAGAAAAGGAACACTGGAAAAATTCCGTTAGAGAAGCTTTAGATGAGTATTTTGATGAATAATCGGGATGTAGTTCAGTTGGTTAGAATGCTAGTTTTGGGAACTAGTGGTCACTGGTTCGAGTCCAGTTATCCCGACAACTAAAACTAAAATAAATTATATGAGATGGAAAAATTAACTTTGGAAACGTTCAAAGAAAAAATTTTCAAGATGGAAACTGACGATTGGAAGTTTGAAGGAAATAAACCCGCTATAATAGATTTTTATGCTGATTGGTGTGGACCTTGTAAAATGGTTGGGCCAATTTTAGAAAAGCTATCTGAAGAATATAATAATAAAATAGATATTTACAAAGTAGATGTAGACACACAATATGAATTATCATCATTTTTTGGGATAAGAAGTATTCCTTCAATTTTATTTATACCTATGGAAGGACATCCAGAAATGGCTGTAGGTTCTCTTCCAAAAAATAAAATTGAATCATTAATACAAAGTAAATTATTAAAAGAAGCTGTAGCTTAACTTTAATGACCTGTGGTGTAATTGGCAACACGTTGGATTTTGGTTCCAAAGTCTCCAGGTTCGAGCCCTGGCAGGTCAACTAAAAATAAATTGTTATGTCATGAGATCGTGTGTTTGTTCTTTGCCTGATATGTATGGGCCAGAAGTTTGTAAGCGTTGTTCAAATGCTTTAGAGGATAGCTATCCTTGGGATAATCCTACAACAACTCCAATGCAGTGGCAGCCAAAAACAAAAAACATTAAACGAATCACAAGAACAATAGACAAATATGATGCTGAAGGAAAGCTAATTGGAAGAGAAGTTATTACTGAAGAAGTAGAAGATGTTGAAAAACAAGTATGGGAACCCATGTGGGGTTCTTCTGGAACTATCATCGTTACTTCAACAGATAAACCAGTTGAAATAACTGGAAATACTGTTACCTATAAAAATGATACTCCATTCACTTTAACGAATGCTTCTGCACTAGGTAACAATTGTTTGGTAAATTGAAATTTATATATAAAATAAATTTAACAAAAATTTAACAGCAAATATTTTTTTAGATCAAAAACTGATATTATATTTGCTAATATAAAATTAGTTGTAGTAAGACTAAGAGATACTTCGAATCTGGTGATGATAAAAAAAGACTCTGGTCAATTTTCTCAACAAAATTTTAGTTCTTTAAGGTATTACTAGTTGTAGTGAGAGACGGGATTACTTCGTACAATCTGCTAAATTGAAAATGAAACCATATCCCTCTCGGTTTTCTCAACAAATTTTTTATATGCTTACTTTCACAAAGCCTGAGAAAACCATTGTGTCTTCTCAGGCTTTTTTATTTTAAAGTGCTCGCTGCACCAACACAATACATAAGAACATAGTGACTAATTTTTGTAACTTAATATTAATAATATGATAGTAGAAACTGTTTTGTCACCGATTAAAAATGAAATTAAAGACGCTGCTAAAGCATCTTTTTGGACGGAGTGTTATCATGAAGATGAGGTAACTCCTCAAATGTTAAAAAATGGAAAAGATTGGTATCGTTACCAAGTTAAGTTTGATGGAACGAAACCAGTTCAAATAACAAAAACAGAAAAAATATCTGGATAAATTTAAAATTTTCTTAGTAATAACTATAGTAATTAAAACGAAAGGAGGACTATTATGTCAAAGTACAATGTTAAGAGAGAACCAGTGGTTAAGGAAACCACTACTCATGAAGGTGGACAGGGATTTACCCAGCGTCCAGAAGCCGAACTTATCGGTATTCTTTCAACCGGAATTCAGAACACCTTTTACGAAAAGGAATCTGAACGTGAAACCCGTCTAAAGGGGCTTATTGATAAGCTTTCAAAGACTAATAAGCTATTCGTGGCCAAGGCCCTTGTTTACGCTCGTAGCGTATTTGGCCAGAGAACTGTCACTCACCTTGGTGCTGTTGACCTTCTACCACATCTTTCAGGAGATGAACTTGGTAAGAGATTCTTCACTAAGCGTGACCGTAAGTCAAACCGTGGTGGAATTGTTTATCGTCTTGATGACATGGCCGAAATTCTTGCTTGCTACATGGCAAAGAACAAGATTAAGGTTGAAGACAAGTGGACTATGCCTAGAGCTATGAAGCTTGGATTCAAGGCTGCTATCGAAGACGCAGATACATATGAACTTGCAAAGTACCAGCTTAAGGGAAATGCAGTCAGCCTTGTTGACATCGTTAACCTTGTTCACCCTGTTCCTTCAAAGAGAAACGGAACAATCAAGGTTTCACTTGATGAATTCAAGAAGGCTATAGCCGGAACTAAGTTTGAAAAGGAATATGACTTTTCACAGCTAAAGGCTGATGAAACCGTTATGGAAATTCCTGCTCTTCGTGCTCTTGTTCTTGGAATTCTAAAGCAGTTCAACACTGTTGAAGACAAGAACACTGATGCTGGACAGGAAGTGGCTGAACTTGTTAAGTCAGGTGAAGTTACTAAGGAAGAAGCTGAAAAGCTCCTTGTTGAAAAGAAGACTGAAAACTACGAAGAACTTATCAAGACCAAGAAGATTGGTTACCTTGCTCTTCTTCGTAACCTAAGAAACATAATCAAGACTGATAACTCAGAACTTCTTGATATGGCTTGTGAACTACTTGTGAACAAGGATTTCATCCGTAAGTCACTTGTATGGCCACACCAGATTGACCTTGCTCTTGAAGTAATGCTCATTGAGTTTAAGGGACGTCAGCTACAGAAGGTTTCAAAGGCTCTTTCAGATGCTTACGAAGCTGCTATTCCAAACCTTGAAAATCTCCTTCCAGAAGGTAAGACTGCTGTTGTCTTCGACACATCAGGTTCTATGGAAGGCGGATGGGCAGGTGGGCTTAAGATAAATGTTGGCGGAAAGGCTACACAAATCAATGCTCGTCCTGTTGACAAGGCTACTCTTATTGCCGCAACCTTTGCTAAGGGTACAGGTGGAGATGTTTATCATTTCGGTTCAACTTGTGCTAGAATCAAGGGATTCAATCCTAACGATTCAATAAATACCCTTAAGCAGTCATTTGCAAAGCACATTGGAGAATGTGGACATGGAACTACATATTCATCTATTCTTCCACAGCTTTCAAAGGATGGTGGACAGTATGACCGTATCCTTATCATCACTGATGAACAGGGACATGACTCATTCGAACACACCTACAAGCAGTACAGTAACAAGTATGGTACTCCATATATCTACTTTATCAACATCGTAGGTTATGGTCCAACCATGGCTAAGGCAGGTAACAGAGTGTTCCGCCTATACGGATATTCTGCAGACATCTACGAAAAGATTCCGCAATTAGAGATTAATATTAATGAAATTATTGACTCAATTAATAGAATCGAAATTTAAGAGGGGGTTAAACCCCCTCTTTTTTTATGTGATTCACTCATTTTATGCTTAGTTTCTTCAGAATGTTTTTTACCGTACATTGGATTGTTTTGCGGATTTGTTAAATTTCTTTTTGCTGCATTGCTAAGTTTCTTTTTTACCTCATCAGGCCATTTAAATCCTTTATGAGATTCTTTCCATTTTTCAATTGATTCTTTAGAAATAATTTTTCCCTTATGCGATTCACTCATTTTGCGTTTAGTCTCTTCTGAATGAGTTTTTCCTAACATCGACAATCTCTTTTTTTGACGTGTTTCTTCTGATATGATTCTTCCTGGACTTCCTAAACCGCCATCTGTTAAATTATATCCATTAGGAAATCTACAATTTAATTTTTTAATCCATTCATTTTCTTTTTGTAATATATTTTGTCTGGAACAATTTTCTAATATAGCAAAATCAAAATTTTCGCGACCATATTTTTTAATTATTCGTTTTAAATAAACACCTGAACCAAAATAATTATCATTTAATTTTTTTGTTATATGATAACCACAATATTTTTTTCCATCTAACTTATTAGTTATGACATAAATAAAACAAAATTCCATTTTTTTATTTTTTAATATATATTCAATTCAAGTTGTGAAATTTTTATTTTTTGTTTTTTATATGAAAATTTTTATTTATATTAGCATAAAATTAGAATATGAGAAAATTCATGTGGGTCATATTAGTCCCTCATTCTGATAACGAAGGAAATAAATTTCCTATTGAACATCACTGGAAATGGGACGAATTTGTTAAATCCGTTACAAGCGGTTTAACAATCCACAGAGTTGCTAAAGGAGAGTGGATAAATCCTGAAGGCAAATTGTATCAGGATAAAATGATTCCTGTTCACATCTCATGTACTGAATCAGAAATTGATAAAATCGCAGACTTTACTATTAATCATTATAATCAGGAAGCA